TTGAATCCGACGTGATGGCCTTTACTGGCGGTGGTGGCGAGCACAGGGTGTTTGCTTTGTCCGAATTTTCGCAGTTTCCCGGCAAGCTAGGCGCTGGCGTGGACCTGAAGCGCAATGGGTATATCCTCGTTGAACCGAGCGGCCATGTGAGCGGGAAACAGTACCAGTGGGAGGCATCCAGCGACCCGCGTGACGGTGTTTGCCCCAGCCCGCTACCAGATTGGATTCGTGATTTATCCAGTCATTCGGCCTCGCCGCAAGGAAGCGGCGAAGGATTCGCGGTAAATGCTGATTTGCTTGAAATGCAGGACGCGGCAAAGGCGATCCCGTCTGACGACCGCGATACGTGGCTGCAAGTCGGCATGGCGTTCCACAGTACCGGGCTGGCAGGAGCATTCAGCGCATGGGATTCGTGGGCGCAGTCATGCCCAGAAAAATACTCCGCACGCGACCAGACGCGGACATGGGCAAGCTTCCGATTGAAGGGCATTAGCGGCGTCACCAAGGCATCGCTGTACAAGCTGGCGCAGGATCATGGGTGGGTGAATCGCGGTAGCGTGATGGCACTGGATGGCTTCCAGGCAATCAAGTTGCAGCAGCCAGCCGATGCGGTAAAAAGCTCGCCATTACAATTCAACGTTTTGGAAAATGCCGATTTAGCGCCCGACGGGCAGCGGGTCTTTAGGCTTCCAGGCGCGTTGGGCGCAATTCAGGATTATTACAACCAGACAGCGCCGATTCCGCAGCCGCTATTCGCTGTGCAGTGCGCACTGGGTATTGGCTCGGTTGCGCTCGGTCGGCATTTCTGTACGGACACAAATAACTATTCGGCGTTATTTTTCCTGAACATTACCAAGTCAGCTAATGGCAAAGAGCACGTAAAAACCATAACAGAGCGTGTTTTAGAGTTCGGCGGCTTTGGTGATCGTATAGCAGGCGATGGCTATACATCACAAGCAGGCGTTATTTCTGCTTTGAAAGCAAAGCCGGTGCATATATCAGTAATTGACGAAGCCGGTAAATACCTCGAAGCATCGAAAGACAAAGCCAATGTGAATGCGCGGTCGGCAAATAAATCACTCATGGAAGCAATTGGCCGTTGCGGCGGGGTGATTCGCTCTCAGAATTACTCAACCATGGGGTCGTCGAATAAAAATCATGAGCCACAGGTTATTTATTCGCCATCGCTAACCATTCAGGCCATGACAACACCAACCACGTTTTATTCAAATATCAGCCAAGAACAAATTGACGACGGATTCCTCGGCCGGTTTGTCGTCTGCCATAGCCACAGCGAGCGGGTGCCGGCGCGTCGCGTGCGTCCGTTGCCCGTCCCGGAAATCGTGCTGGCTTGGTTTGAGTCTATCCGCACGCGAATGTCAGTCAAGGGAAATCTGGCCGGGGTTGACGTCACGGATGCTGCGCCGGAACCGATCGTTTTACATATAGCAGATGACGCAGAAACCGTCTTCTATGACTTCGCTTGCGAGATGGTGGATGAGATGAACCGGCTAGATAAGGAGGGGCTTTCTGCCCTACTAGGGAGGGCAGCAGAGTTCTCGCGCCGACTTGGCCTGATTATCGCGCTTTCGCGTAACCCCAACGCTTCGACCATCGGGAAGCAAGATGCCCTGCTAGCTGTAGACTACATCCGAAATCAGTCATTCATGGCCGTGCAAGAGGTGCGGGAGCGTATGACACAATCGCAGTTCGCGGCTGATAAGCGGGTGGTCCTGGACGCTATTAAAACCGCCGGGGAGCGCGGACTTACCCATTCAGAGATGCAGCGGCAGCCCCCGTGTAGCCAGTATAAGGAGCGCGACCTCTCTGAAATTCTCAAGATGCTTCAGCTTGCGGAGCTTGCAAGTTACGTCAACGTCAACGACGGAGAGCGCGGGCGGCCAAGACTAGCATGGGTGGCGACTGAGGGTTTATCGCAGGATTCTGATTAACCGCAGAATTACCGCATAGCGGTTTTGCGATAAATAAACGCTTGTAAGCCCTTGTTATGCAAGGGCTTTTTTCGTTTTGTGGGGTATTTATTGAATTATTGCAGAGATGTGGGTAACAAGAACAAAAAAAGAGAGTGAACGAACGTACACAAACAAGAAGTAACGATACTATATGTAATAATACAATAAATACCCTTTTTTCTTATATATACTAGTGTTCATGCGGGTTTCAGCGGGGTCGAATTATTGCAAAGTGAAGTGCGATAATTCTGCGGTAATTCGATAAATGCGCAAGCGTAAGGAATGCGTAAGGACGGGCGAGCGGCTGGCGGGGCTGGCAGGGCCGTAGCGGCTTGCGTGGTTGACTGGTAGAACGCCATCACCTAAGATTGACGCATCGACTTTGAAGGGGCTTATCGTGGCGCGGAATTTGACGCCTAAGCAAGAGCGGTTCGTGGCGGAGTACCTGACGACAGGTAACGCGACAGAGGCTTATCGCGTGGCTTATAACGCCCACACAGCCGCTCAGAAAACCGCAAGCGCTGAGGGCAAGCGACTTTTGCTTAACCCCCGTATAGCCCCCAAAGTGTCGGAATTTCGACAGTCGATCGCTAAAGAGGCTGAGATAACGGTTCTCGATCTCATACGGGAATTGGAAGAGGCCCGCGCTCTGGCAATGGGCCAGGCTCGCCCGCAGACGAATGCGGCGGTCGCTGCGACCATGGGTAAGGCCAAGTTGCTGGGCATGGATAAGCAGATATTGGAGCTTACCGGCAAGGGCGGCGGCCCAATCCAGACTCAAAATTTCGAGCACCTCACACCGGCGGAGCTTGAAGCTATCAAGTCGAAACTGTACGGGAAATGACGTTCAGACTTCCAACTGAATCCGAGCTAGACCGGGCCATTTCCGCCAAGTCATTTGCAGGGTTTGCTCGCGCCGCTTGGCATGTTTTAGAGCCATCGTCGGAATTGAAATGGGGATGGGCGCTCGATGCAATTTGCGAGCACTTGGAAGCGGTTTCTAGCGGGGAGATAAAACGCCTGCTAATGAACGTCCCTCCCGGCTCGATGAAATCGTTATTGACCGGGGTTTTATTCCCTGCTTGGGAATGGGGGCCGCAAGGAAAACAGTCGAAAAGGTTTTTAGGCACTGCTCATAAGCAAGATTTGGCAGTGCGAGACAATTTGAAATGCCGACGGCTAATAACGTCGGAGTGGTTTCAAGAGAGATGGCCGGTTATTTTAACTGGCGATCAAAACGCTAAAACTAAATTCGAGAATGACCAGACTGGATTTAGGGAGGCGATGGCATTTACATCGATGACAGGGAGTCGCGGCGATTGCTTAATATTGGACGACCCGTTATCTGTTGATGACGCGAAATCGCTCGCTGCGCTATATGCGGCAGAATTGACATTTACCGAATCGTTACCGACTCGTGTGAATAATGAAAATTCAGCAATCGTGGTAATCATGCAGCGGCTTCATGATAAAGATACGTCCGGGATTATTCTGGCGCGTGATTTAGGCTACACCCACTTGTGTTTGCCAATGCGGTTTGAAGTTGAGCGCCGCTGTGTTACGTCGATTGGTTTCGTTGACCCGCGCGTCAAAGACGGTGATCTCATGTTCCCTGAGCGTTTTAGCGAGAAACAAGTACGCGAATTGGAAAAAACGCTCGGCTCTTACGCCACTGCGGGTCAATTACAGCAACGCCCGGTCCCGCGCGAAGGCGGCATGTTTAAACGCCCGTGGTTTAACGTTGTTTCAGCAGTCCCCGCCGGGACGATTTTTGTGCGCGGCTGGGACTTTGCCAGCACGCAGGCCGGGGGCGACTACACAGCCGGGGCGAAGGTCGGCATTACGCCGTCAGGCCGGTTTATCATTGCTGACGTGATCCGCGATCAAGTATCACCTGCTGGCGTTGAACGGATGCTGGTAAACACAGCGGCGCAAGACGGAACAACGGTATCCATCAGCATCCCGCAAGACCCCGGTCAGGCCGGTAAGTCACAGGCGGCGTATTTCGTCAGCAAGCTGGCCGGATACTCGGTCAAGGCCACGCCGGAAACCGGAAGAAAGGAAGTCCGAGCCGAGCCGCTGGCCGCGCAGGCGGAAGCAGGCAACGTGGATATTTTGGTCGGGGAATGGAATGATTCGCTGCTCGATGAAATATCGCTATTCCCGAACGGGAAGCACGATGACCAGGTGGATGCGGTTAGCCGGGCGTTCGATTCGCTGTTGAATGGCAGAGTCGGTGCCGGGCTGCTGGACTTTATGAAGTCGCAGTCGCAAACAGCCCAAGCCAGCTTGCCGGAATGGGCGCGGACAGGCTAGTATTTATCGACCAACCCAAGGAGTGACAATCATGACCACAGCAGTTGATGTTTCTGGCGTAGACGGCTCGAATCCGAAGAATACCGAGCAAGAAGCGGACACCGTTGCAGTTCCGCAAGTTTCTGGCGGAGACGTCCCAAGCCAACACCCAGCGAATGGCGTGCTAGATGAGATTGAAGCCAAGTTAAACACGATGGGCAGCTACGCGTATAACGAGCTAAAGCATATGCTCGACCGGGTGCGCGGAATGCTGTAAGAAAAGAGACAACGCCCGCAATTGCGGGCTATTTATGTTGTTTTTTTTTATTCCGTTTCATGCTATAAAGCTGGCAAATTCTGCAATAGTTTTAGGGAGTTACCAATGGCAAACGTTCGCATGGTGCCGCCAGCAGCCGGTGCAACTACTACGGTTAATGGCCGCGCATATTCCGCCGCAGCAGGATCAGTCAAAGACGTGCCGGATTTCGATGCCGGCCCGCTGGAAGCCAATGGCTGGGTTCGAGTCAGTGACGGACAGGTCGGCGCAACGGCTGCGCGTCCGGTTTTGACTAGCGCAAGAAAAGACGTCGGCACGCAGTTTCACGATACTACCCTCGGCTATAACATCATCTGGGATGGCAAGGTTTGGCGCAGCCCAGCCAGCGGCGCATCGGTCTAAGCGAGGATTCGGCGCATGGCATCGGATCGCACTAGCGGCGGGAAGTTTTCGCCAATAGACAATAGTATCTTGTCACGAATTGGCAATGCCATGCGCGCGCTGCGCGGGCAGTCTATCGTGGGCGACCCGAATGTCTGGATGAGTCCACAGGGGCCGATTCAGCCAGTCGTACCAGATTCGCAGCAAGATAGCGTGCTAGGTCGGCAGTTTGATTTCCCTATCGGCTATAACAGCCGCGTCACTACCAGAGAAACCGAGCCGGTCACATTTGAGCAATTGCGTGCGCTAGCCGATAGTTGCGACATTCTGCGCACGGTGATCGAGACTCGAAAGGATCAGGTCGAAAAACTCAAGTGGGCAATTAAGCCGAAAGACGACGACAAAGAGCCAGATAGCCGCTGTCAAGAAGTCGAAGAGTTTATGGCGTTCCCGGACGGCCAGTTGCCGTTTTCGCAGTGGCTGCGCGGCCTGCTGGAAGAACTATTCGTTACCGATGCCCCGTGCATTCGCCCTTGGCTGACGAATAGCGGTAAACCGTACCGCATGGAGTGGATGGACGGCGCGACGATGAAGAGAATCATCGACGAGCACGGACGTACGCCTGAGCCGCCAGACCCTGCCTATTCTCAGATCATGAAAGGCGTCCCGACTGTTTTTTACACACGCGACGAGCTGGTGCTGTATCCGCGCAATCGACGCGTGTGGAAGCTGCACGGGTATTCCCCCACCGAACAAGTGGTGATGACGGTCAATACGGCGATTCGGCGGGCGCTGTACCAGTTGCAGTATTACACCGAAGGTTCTACGCCTGACTTGATATTTCAGGTTCCGGCCGAGTGGAACATGGGGCAGATAAAAGAATTCAACGACTGGTGGCAGGACTCGCTATCTGGCAACACCAGCAGTCGCCGCCGTGCGCAGTTCGTTCCTAACGGTGTTGCCCCGATCAACACGAAGGATGCCGTTCTAAAAGACGAATACGACGAATGGCTCGCACGAGTCATCTGCTACGCTTTCAGCGTTTCTCCTACTGCATTCACGAAACAGACCAACCGGGCCACCGCAGATAACGCTCATGAGATGGCACTGCAAGAAGGCTTGCAGCCACTGCTACAGTGGATTAAGTCGCTCATGGACTTGCTAATCTGGAAGTATTGGGGCTACCGAGACATTGAGTTCACCTGGAAGGACGAATCTGCGACCGACCCGGATACACAATCGCAGATCGACGACCGCAACCTGAAAAACGGCTCTTCAACGTTGAATGAAGTGCGCGCTAAGCGCGGTAATGAGCCTATCGATGGCGGCGACGTACCGATGGTCTACACCTCCTCCGGCTACGTGCCCATCATGCTTGCTGCTGAAACTGCGGATGAAGCGCCAGAACCAGCGCCGCCAGCTAACCAATCTGAGCAAGCGCCGGGGAAAGATGAGGCCGCCACGACTTACAAAATAGCCAAGGCGGCCAGAAAAAAAATCAAGCCTATTAGCAAAAATATCCCGGCGATTTCCAATGCTCGGAAAAAGCTATCCGCAGGAATTGCTAAGGTTTTTTCCGATCAAAAACAAGCCGTTCTGAGTCAACTAAAAATCAGTAAGTTAGCTAAAGCCGATGGCGAAGACCGGGAGTCGGATAATTCTGGCGATTTTCAGTATCTGCTTGACTGGCTTAACGAAAAAAGCCCCGAAGAATACGACGATTCTCTATACGGGCTGTTCAAAGAACATATTGGCGACGCGGCTGCGGCTGGCGTGACGTCGGCGAGCGTGCAAATTGGCTTAGATAACGACGACGCATTGAGCTTAGCGAACGACGACGCGATCAGCTACGCGGCAGACCGCTCGGCTTATCTGGTGGGGAAGCGCATTACCGAATCCGGCGAGATTATCGATAACCCAAATCCAGAGTATTCGATTAGCGATGCGACCCGCGAAATGCTGCGGGGCGACATTACCGAAGCGATGGAGAGCGGGTGGAGTAATGACGAACTGGCCGCACAACTGGCAGAAAACTACGCATTCAGCGACGAACGGGCCATGACCATTGCTAGGACTGAAACCGCTACTGCTGCCGGGAAAGGCAGTCTTGCACTGTATAAAAACAGCGGGCAGGTAGATAAGAAGGAGTGGCTGTCAGCGCCAGATTGTTGCGAGGAATGCCAAGAATTGAATGGCGAGATTGTGGGCATCGACGATTCATTTTCGGATGGATCCGATTGTGCACCGGCACACCCTAATTGCCGCTGTACGACACTGCCAGTTTTGACCGAAGAAGATAGTACTTCTTCCGACGAAGATTCATGATTTGATATTGCAACCAGTTATAAAGCGCTATAATGTTGCGCAAAGTACGGGGATTAAGCCATGAAGCTATTTGCAGAAATTACGAAGTCACAGGAAAACGACGACGGTACGATAACCGTTGGCGGTTATGCATCTTCCGAAGTAGTCGATTCTGCCGGGGAAGTTATTAAGGCAGACGCGATTCGGGATGCGCTTCCTGATTTCTTCAAGTACGGCTCTGGCCCGTTGCGAGAGATGCACCAGAATATCGCTGCGGGCGCGGTTGAGAAGGCCGAAGTACAGGCAGATGGCCGCACGTATATCGAGGCTATCGTTGTTGACCCAGCTAGCGTCAAGAAGGTTCAGGCGGGCGTGCTTAAAGGTTTCAGCGTCGGCGGAAAGTGCCTTGGCCGCGATACGGCAGAACCGCATGTTATCACCAAAATGCGGCTGACTGAGATTTCGCTGGTTGACCGCCCATGCAACCCAGAAGCTGTTATCAGCATGTACAAGGCGGAAGATATGAACGAAGAAACCAAGCCAATCGCAGCAGAGCCTGAGCAGTTTTTGACGAAAGAGAATCTGATAAAAATGCTCAATGACCCGGAAATTTTGGGCTTGCTTAAACGAGAAGTCACGGACAACGGTGACGCTATGCCGGATGGGGGCTCGCCCAAGGAAGCAGAGAAAGCCGAAAATCCTAGCGAGTTGCGAAAGTCAGTGCGTGCGCTGGGCGTCAAGGCCGATGCGGATGACATCAAGAAGGGCTTATATCAAGTATCGGAGTTGGCTAACTTTATTCAGTCGCTGGTGTGGCTGCAAGAAAGCTGCGAGCGAGAGGCCGAAATGGAAGGCGATAATAGCCCGATCCCCGGCCAGCTTCTCACCGCAGTCGGCACGCTCGGCGACCTTCTCATGGCGATGGTGAAGGAAGAAATCGGAGAACTGGTTACGGCAGGCGGCGATAACGACGCAATCGCAACCCTATCAAGCGAGATTGAGTTGTGCGCCGCGAATGCCGGCTTGCAGAAGTTCGCGCCGCTGATTGAAATTGCCAAGGCCGGCGCTCGCAACAGTGCCGCCGATCAGTCGAAGCTGCAAGCGGCCCACGACCTCCTAGTTGAGCTAGGAACGACTTGCGCGACGGATGGATTGTCTACTGGCGACCCGCAAGTAGAGGTCCTTCGTAGCGAAGGCGCTGACATG